CTATGCCATTAAGATTGAAAAAGCAGTAAAAGTTGAACCAAAAACAATTAAAAAAGCAGTAAAATAATTGGAAACCTACGTAGTTATAACCGCACCAACAGCCGAACCGCTAACACTAGCTGAAGCCAAAACACATTTAAGAGTGAATAATACACTTGAAAATGATTTGATAACAGCTTTGATTATAGCAGCACGCCAGTTTGTAGAGGGTTACACATGGAGACCGTTAATGACGCAAACAATTGATGTTGTTTTTGATACTATTACCGATAAAACTATTCCAATCAATAAGGCGCCAATACAATCGGTTACAAGTGTTAAATATTTGGATTTAAACGGAACTGAGCAAACAATTAGCAATAGTTTATATGTTACTGATTTATTGAACTCACCATGTAGAATTAAACTAGATTCTATTCCAAGTATAAAAGATACTTTGAACGCTTTTAAAATTAGAACAGTTTGCGGCTATACAAGTAGCGCTTTAATTCCACAAACGTACAAAAGCGCAATGCTTTTAATTATTGGGCATTTATACGAGAATAAACAGCAAGCACAATCACAAACATTAAACGAAATTCCGTTTGGAGTTTACACACTTTTAGACATTGAAAATAATAAATATAACAGAACATGAACAACTTATTAGGAACAAAAGCAATTGCAGTAACTCCAAGTGATACCGCATACATAACAGACGTTTTACCGTTAATTATACCAAAACCTGAGCAAGTTACTAAAACGGTAACTACTGCAGTTTTAGCAACCGATGTTTTAACAATTGTGGCACATGGCTATACAGCTAATGACATGGTTAGATTTGATTCAGTTGGAACTATTACCGGTATTGATACTTTATTACGATATTACATCATTTATATTGATGCTGACACGTTCAAAGTTTCAGCTAGTTTTAGTGGTTCTGCTATTGATTTGGGTGGTGCAACAACTACACTTCCAACTGTAATTAGAACTAGAACAATGACAACTACTAAGGTGGCTGGCACGCTTTGGGTTGGAGTTGCTGGGAATTTAAACGTATTATTAACTGACCATGACGATACCAATATAGCTACTGCAGCAAGTAACGGAGCTACACTTTTTACTGGCGTTCCGGTTGGGGCATTTCCTTATCAAGTAAAAAAAGTATTTGCAACCAATACAACTGCAACTACTATAATTTGCGCTTATAACTAATGAATATAATTAGCGGTAAATTTGATATGACTTGTGAGCTATTTGCTCCAACTGTTACTACTGATTCAAACAGTGGTGAGGTTGTTCAATCATACTCAGGAACTGCAACAGCTACTATATTTTGTTATGTAAATAATAGAGCAAACAATGAAACTTTTAACGATATGCAACGCCAATCAAACACAACTACTACAGTAGATTGCAGGTTTGGTGATATTGAAAGCTTAGGAGTTAATTTAAGCTGGTTAATGCGTGTTGAAGGGCAAATGTATCAAGTTACAAGTGTAGTTGATGCGGTGGAGTTTCAACGCAGAACAGTTACGAGATTAAGTGGTGTTGAAAGGATTGGATAATGAAAGTAACATTACCTAATGATACAGAAAAAAGAGTTCTTGAATTATTAGATAAAACTTTTGAAAATTCAGAAAAACAGCTAGTTGACTTAGCGCATAACGAAGCTAATAGAGTTGAAGTTGAAATGGCGGCAAAAGTAGCAGTTGACAAAGGAACATTGAAGGCTAGTATTGGAGTTGTAAAATCAAAAAAGAATAATTATTTTTTTTGGGTGGGACCACAATACAGCAATAAAAGTTCAGCATTTGAAGGCGGTAATCATGCGCATTTAGTTGAATACGGAACTAAGGAGCGCTATATGAAAAAAGGGTTGTTAGCGGGTGGATTTACAAGGGTTAGCGGTGGAACGCAAAAGTTTAAAGGTAAACCAGAATACGCTCCTTATGCGGGTAAATATTTAGGCACAATGGTATCAAAACCGTTTTTAAGGCCAACGTATGATTCACTAGGTGCTAGTATAATTGAAAACCTAAAAAAAGGAACTGAAAAAATAGTAAAAGAACAAGCAAATAAGCAAGGTATATGAGCATAAGTAATTCAGGAAATGTAATCTATAATAAGCTAGTTAATACAAGTGCTGTTACAGCATTGGTAGGCACTAGAATTAGGCCTATGAAAGCAGCCGATACTGATGTTTATCCATATATTATTTATGAAAGTATTTCAAAACCAAGTTTGCAAACTAAAGAAGGTAATTCAGGTTGGTATAAAATGAGGTTTCAGTTAAGTATGCTAGCAACTAGTTTAAGTGCAGTGCAAGCAATAGCCGCAGCGGTTAGGACTAGCTTAGATGGTGCAAGTGGAACTATTGCGACATTTGACGTGCAAAGGATTACTTTTGAAGATGAGCGTGATATATTCAACGATAACAGCGCAATTGATGGTGTTTATATGTTACAACAAGATTATTTTTTAACAATACAAATATAAAATTATGGCAATAAGTGGAAATTATTTAGGATTATACGTTAATGGACAAAGAATAGCCTTAACAAAAAGCAATGACTTTGCTAGTAAAATGGCAATGATTGATATTACTACAAAGGATTCAAGCGGTAACAAAGAAGTAATAGCCGGTTTAAAAGAGGGAAGTTGCTCAATGGAAGGAATCTGTACTAGTGGCTTAACTAACTTATTGCAATTTCCTGAAGCGTTTGACAATGCTGTTTGGGTGAAAGGCGGTACAGGCTCAGTAAGTGGAACAAAAGTAGCGAATGAAAGTAATCAAATTTTAGCGCAAGCTTACACATTTGGAACTGGCACCGCAATAACACAAACATTTGCAACCCCTCCAAGTGTATTAGCAATTGGTGATAAAGTAGTGTTTTCAATTTCATTAAAAGGAAGCGGAACGGTTACCATTCAAGTTGGTGATTCGGTTGGTAGCACTACAAGTTCAACAATTACTTTAAGCAGCACATGGACAAGATATGAATCAGTTTATACTTTAGCCGCTACAAGTGGAATATTTGTAGGAATAAATAAAGTAAGTGCAACGGTAGTAACATTATTTGGACCACAGTTTGAGGAAAATTTAATTGCAACTAGTTACAAAGGAAGTCAAATAACTTTATTAAATTTGCAAACAATAGCTGAAGCACGAACAAAAGTAACATTGTTATATTCTGATTTTTTAGCGTTGGATTTTAAACAAAGCTACGAAGGTTATATTTCAGATTTAACAATAAAAAGTAGTAATGATTCAGCTGAAACATTTAGCTGTTCATTCAGCGGAACCGGAACACAAACAATAAGCAACGTATAAAATTAAATAAATAAATAACATGGCATCAAACGGAAATAATGCAAGATTTACAATTGCAACAAAATTAATTAACCAAGTTACAAGCGAAGACTTTGGTTTGAAAATGGCAATGATTGATATTACGAGCAAAACAAGCGCTGGTAATAAAGAGGTTATGCCAGGGCTAAAAGAGCGCACAGCAAGCGCTGAAGTTATATTTGAAACTAAGCCAGGTTCTCCAACCGATTGGTATTTCAAAGACGCAATTGATGCTTGGAATGCAGGTACTTTATTGGCATTTACTTATTCATTAAGTGCTACTAGTGGCGATATTAAATTTAGTGGTAATTTATATGTTTCAGATTGCTCAGTTAAAAGCGCAAACGATGACAAAATTACTTGTTCATTAAGCTTTGCAATTACTGGCGCAGTAACAATAGGAACTGTATAATGGTATTAAAAATGAAACACGTTAAGCAGCTCATGGAGTTGCTTAACGTTAAAAATTCAAGCGAATTATTAAGCTATATTTCAAGTTGTTTTGAAACTAAAAAAGTATTGTTTTCTGAATTAGATGAAACAATGCAAAAGGCTGTATTAACCCAAGGCGAATATGCTAATGATAGTGAAGTTGAATTGAACGATTACGACCAAAATAAATATTGGAAATTTGTATCTAGTTGCTTACAATTAAGCGAAGGAATAAACGAAGATGAAGCAGACGATAAAATAATTTCAATTAACGAGCTTTATAAATTTGGCGCTGAATTTCAAAATCAAATTATTAAACTTCAAACCTTAGTAAGCCCAAACGAGACAACCACCAACTAACTAGCTTAATTGGTGGGCTTTTAAGTTTTGATGATATTAAGGCTTTTGCCTATGGTGTTTTAGGGTGGAATGAACAAAAGTTAAGTGAAGCTTCAATTGATTATTTTGTGTTTACTTGTGTAGGTTGGAAGCATAATGATTTGTGGAATACGCAAACGACAAATAATTTAAATAAAAGATTAGCCTTTGCTTTTGCTGAAATTCAAACAGCGCAAAAACGAATTGAAATTGATAAATATTTTGAACTATTTGAGGTCAAAGAAATTGATATAAATGAAGATTTAAACAATGCTAGTGGACATTTTCCAACTAATATATAATGGCAAAAAATAGTAGTAACATATTAGCTTTAGGGGTTGGATTAAATTTAGATCCATTAAATCAAGATATTGCCAATGCAGCCAAAACTGCAAAGGAAGGAATGGCTGTTGTAGGCCAATCAGTTGTAGATGGTGGTGCAAAAGCAAGTGGAGCAACTGAGAAACTAGGCGACAAGGTCCAAACAATGCGCCAACAGTTAAGGTTAGCTACACAAGATGCTCAGGCTATGGCTGAAAAGTATGGCATAATGAGTACTCAAGCTATTGCCAGTGCATCAAGAGCAGGGGAATTAAAAGATAAGATTGGTGATATAAATACTGTAATTACTGCATTCAGTGCGGATTCTAAATTTACAGTTGTAGCAGGTGCAATGCAAAGTGCTGCAGGTGCAGCTAGTATTGTTACAGGTGCAATGGGGTTGCTTGGAACTGAAAGTAAAGCTACACAAGAAATGTTGCTTAAAGTACAAAGTGCATTAGCGTTAACACAAGGATTAGCCCAAATAAAAGAAATGGGTGCAAGCTTTACAGCATTACGAGCGGTTATAGTTGGTCAAGTTATT